ATATATAAAATTTTGATATTTCAAGTATTTATAACAAATACTATTTATGGATAGTTTAGATTCTAATATTTTTGGAGATAAAAAATTAAAAGATTTATTCCAAGAAATATATACTAATCAAAAAAAGAAAGAAAGACAAATTTCTGCTTTAATTGATGAATTAAAACCATTAGTTGAAGATATTGGGGATGCCACATTGGTTGTTCCTTTAATTAAAGAATACTTAGAAATAGGTGTTAAAAATGATGAACAATTAATTAAGATGGCTACTATCATTCAACGTTGTTTAACTACTAATAATTCTTCAACCGAAAATGGATTTAATATATCTGAAGAAGAAAAAGCTCAATTATTAAATGATATTAATAAATTAGGTGATAATTTAAAATCTAAAGAATAACTAGATGGCAAAAACAAAATATGGTTTTAGTGGATTAAATACTAACCTTAATCCACAATTATCTAATACTATTGCTTCAACTCCAACTCCTCCTAGTCAAGAACGTATTTTTGGTAGAGTAAAATCAATAGTATTAGATAGTTCTCATCCTCAATTTGAAGAGGTAGGTAAATGGACTGGTTTGGGAGTGATATATTTTACTTTAGTAACTGACTATTCTCCATCATTAATCCCAGCATGGCCTAATCCTAATTTTATTAAAAGAATCCCAGCAATAAATGAAATAGTAGTAATAGAGTATCTTCCTGGAGATTTAAATATTTCTTCTACTCAGAAAAAAGCATATTATACTTCAGTAGTTAATATATTTAATAATATTAATAATAATGCTTTTCCTACTAATCCAGATTTTTATAATACCCCTAAAGTAAATAAAAATTTTTTTGTAGTTGAAGCAGGAAGCCCAATATCCAGAACTCCCCCTCCAGTTTCTGCTGAAAATTGGATTCCATGGAATATTTTAGAATATAAAGAATTTTCTAAAAAACAAGGCTATAAAGAAGTTATTACTCCTGATGGTACTGAAAGAAAATTATTTAATGATGCAGGTAAATTAGTAGCAAGACAACGTATTCCTTCTCCTAATTCTCCACCTATTGTTGAATTATTACAATTATATACTCCTTTCTCTGGTGAACCACCTGCTCCCACTGTTTCTAGAATTCCAGGTGTTCCTTTCCCAGGTGAACCACCTGCTCCTACTGTTTCTAGAATCTCGGGTGTTCCTTTTCCAGGTGAACCACCTGCTCCTACAATTTCTAGGAACCCGGGTATTCCATTTAGTGGTGAACCTGCAGCCCCCACTGTTTCTAGAATTCCAGGTGTTCCTTTCCCAGGTGAACCTCCCGCACCTACAATTTCTAGGAACCCGGGTGTTCCTTTCCCAGGTGAACCTCCCGCACCTACAATTTCTAGGACTCCAGGTGTTCCATTTAGTGGTGAACCACCTGCTCCTACTGTTTCTAGAATCTCGGGTGTTCCTTTTCCGGGTGAACCTGCAGCCCCTACTGTTTCTAGAATCTCGGGTGTTCCTTTTCCAGGTGAACCACCTGCTCCTACAATTTCTAAAAAACTTTTTCTTGGAAATACTTTTTCAGAACGTTCAATTCACCCTCTTTTACCATTTGAAGGAGATGTATTACTTGAAAGTAGATGGGGTAGTTCTATAAGATTTGGTAGAACCGTTAAAGGTGCCCCCAATGATTGGTCTGATGACAATACTAGCAAGAATGGAGATCCTATAATTATAATTAGAAATGGAGAAGGTATTGTATTAAAAAATCCTTTTACTGGAGAAGACGTTACTGATGATCCTACAGTTCCAATTGTTGAAGATATAAATAATAATGAGTCTTCTATTTATTTATCTAGTACTCAAAAAATTAATTTAAATGCTGCTAGTACTGATTATACTAGTTATAAAAATTCTTCAACTCCTCCTGTACTTCCTAATAAATTTGCCGGAGACCAAATTATATTATCATCCGGTAGATTAGTATTTAATTCTAATTCAGATCATATATTATTAAGCTCTGCTTTATCTATTAATTTAAATTCTCAAGAATCGGTTAACATTGATACTAAAAAATTTATTACTCAAGCAGATAAAATATTTTTAGGTAATGAAGCTTTAGCTACCGAGCCTTTGTTGTTAGGTAACACAACTGTTGGTTTATTAAGAGATCTAGTATCAGCAGTTAAAGAAATAACAACCACCCTTCAAAATTTACAATCTGCTCCTGTTGCACCAGGATCTCCAGCTATATTTCCTAGTTTACTTGTAAGTGCTACTAAAGCTATTACAACCTTAAATAGTTTAGAAAATCAATTAGGGTATTCTCCTGAAACTTGTACTTTAACTTCTAAAAGAAATTTTACTTTATGACACCATCGGAAAAAAATATTTTTTATAGCGCAGTAGTTGGATATTTATTTGAATATAAACAAGACATTCAAAGAAAATATGAAGAAAAATATGGTTTATTTGATGCTGCAGTAGCAGTATCGAATGCATTAGATTATGCAATACTTAAAAGAGATAATATCCCTGATCTTATCTCTCCTTCAGAATTACCAACAAAAACTCGATCCGTTTATAATGTTATTGTTAATGTAGTACAAGATATATATAAAGAAAAGCCCGAATATGTTGTAGTACTTAGTAAAAAGGGTGAAAATATAATAAATGCAAATGGAATTGATGAATCTTTTTTCATTAAAAAGAATAATAATCTTATAATGAATAAAATACCCTCAGCAGATCAAATTAACCAGGAAACATTAAAAAATATAACAAATAAAGATTCTTTATCAAACCAAACTAAAATAATAAGCAATATTATAAAATAATGTCAGCTATACCTTCTTTAATAATTAAATATTCTCAAGATTTATTAAAAACTGTATCTCCAGATATAACTAGATTAGCTACTTCTATAGGAATAACAAATATTGGTTCTCCCAATGTACAACTACCAGATACTTGTTTACCAACTGATATTCTTAGAGATATGGCTACAATTAGAGATAACGTGTATAACAAAATAAATTCTGTTGCCCAAATTTTAGAAAAATTAACACCTCCAATAAATGTTTTGAATACTGTAGTAACTACTACTTCTGTTACTCTAGCTACTGTATCAGCAATTAGAATTTCAACTCAAGTTGCCGTTTCTGCTATCCCACCACCTGCTTCTCCTCCAGGTTTTTTGGTAAGTTCTTTATCTACTTTAAAAGACGTAGAAGATTTTTTAAAACCTAAAATAATAATAGCTCAAGGAACTATAACTTTAATATCTACTGCTTTAGATTTTGCTAATAAACTTATAGCTAATATTATGAAAATAATGAAATTAATAGATGAATATATACAAAGATGTTTAAATGTTCCTCCTCCTTCAGTAAATAATTTTGTAACTGATGCTATTATTAGAGATGAAAAACAAAATCAAATAACTAATACTACTCAAGGAAACAGTATATATCAAGGATTTATATTAGAAATAGTTGAAGAACCATATTCTCCAACTGTAAATAGAAGAAAAGCAGTAGCAAAAAATACTAATGGTATTATTTTATTACAAACTCCATTATCTTTTACAACTGATACCAATACTCTGATAAATGAATTAAAACTAATAATTGATAAAAATAACTTAAAAGCATTTTAACATAATATTTATAACAGATGAAAACAGACGGATTAAAAAAACTTATTAAAGAAGCAGTTAAAGAAGCTATTGTTGAAGAATTAAAAGACATACTTTTAGAGGCTGTTAAATCAAATAAACAACCTATTAAAGAATCTTATATTTCTTCTGATGATAGAACTATATCTTTTACTTCTCAAAATGTACCTAAAGCTCCAATTGATACTAAAAAAGCTTATATGGACATTTTAAATGATATGTCTCAAGGTCCTAAATCTGGGTTTGATGGAGAATTTAAAGTAAAAGGTCCTGTAAATACTATGTCTGAAGGTAGTTCTTTACCTGAAGGACAATTAGGGTTAGACCAAATAATGAATTTAATAAATGGTAAATAATGGCATTTGGAGCTAAAAAAATATTTCCTATAGATCAAAAACCTAGTACTGCTGTTGGAATCTCTATCCCATTTAATGCCCCTGGAGTATTTTTCTCTACTTATACTACTAAAGATGCTATAAGAAATAATTTATTAAATTTTTTTCTTACTAATAAGACTGAAAGATATTTAAATAATGATTTTGGAGCAAACCTAAGAGCATTCATTTTTGAACAAATGGCTTTAAATAATATTGATTTTCTTAAAGAAGACATACAACAACTATTAGTATTATATTTTCCTTATGTAAAGGTAGAAAAATTAGATATTACACCAAACTATGATCAAAATGAATTAACAATTCAATTAAATTATAATATAATCAATACTGGTATTAATGATCAAGTAGAAATAACATTTGAATAATGATTGCAAATAAAAATATAAAATATATAAATAAAGATTTTGTTGAATTTAAAGCTAGTCTTGTAGATTATGCTAAAACATATTTTCCAACTACATATAATGATTTTAGTCCTGCTTCTCCGGGCATGATGTTTATTGAGATGGCAGCTTATGTAGGGGATGTATTATCATTTTATTTAGATAATCAAATTCAAGAGAATTTTTTACAATATGCTAAACAATCTAATAATTTATTTGAATTAGCATATATGTTTGGTTATAAACCTAATGTAACCGGAGTATCTACAGTTAATATAGAAATATATCAAAAAGTTCCTTCTAAAATTATAGGAGGAATATATACCCCTGATTTTGATTATGCTTTATATATTAATTCTAACGCAACCGTAGTAGGAACTGATAATATTTCATTTATTTTAACAGATTCTGTAGATTTTTCAATATCTAGTTCTTTGGACCCCACCTCTATTTCAGTATATGAAGTAGCCAATGGAAATCCAATATTTTATTTATTAAAAAAAACTCGTAAAGCTATATCTACTAATATTCAAACAATTGATTTTTCATTTACTACTCCTGAAAAATTTAAAACAATAGAATTTAATACTAATAAATTTATAGGAATATTGGATTGTGTTGATACTGAAGGAAATAAATGGTATGAAGTAGATTATTTAGGTCAAGAAATGGTATTTGATTCAATTAAAAATACTAATTATAATGATCCTAATTTATCTCAATATAGTGGAGATACTCCATATTTATTAAAATTAAAAAAAATTCAAAGAAGATTCACCACTAGATTAAAAAATTCTACCACTATCCAAATCCAGTTTGGTGCAGGTACTACAAATGATGTTGATGAAGTTATAGTACCTAATCCTGATAATGTTGGTATTGGATTACCATTTGAGCAAACTAAATTAACAACAGCATTTGCTCCATCTAATTTTCTATTTACAGATACTTATGGGATAGCCCCTTCAAATACTACTTTAACATTTAGATATTTAATTGGTGGAGGAGCTTCATCTAATATTCCTGCTAATTCATTAACTGATATATTAGGTAATGTAAATTTTTTAAAATCTAATTTACCTCAAACTTCATTAACTCAAGAAATTATTAATTCTTTAATAATAAATAATCCTGAAGCTGCTTCTGGAGGAGGAGATGGAGATACAATTGAAGAAATTAGACAAAATGCATCACTTAATTTTGCAACCCAATTACGAAATGTAACTCAGGATGACTACTTAATAAGAGCTTTAAGTATGCCTTCAAAATATGGAGATATAGCTAAAGCATATATTGAACCTTCTAAAGCACAAGGTGCTTCTTCTGGAGAATCTTTAGGTATTTTAGATTTATATGTTTTATCCTATAATCAAAATAATAAATTAACCTGGTCTTCAAATGCTTTAAAACAAAATTTAGTTACATATCTTTCTCAATATAGAATGATAAATGATACTATTAATATTAAAAATGCATTTATAATAAATATAGGAATTAATTTTGATATAGTAGTATTACCTAATTTTAATAATAGTGAAGTAATATCTAATTGTATTTCAGAGTTACAAACATATTTTGACATAAGTAATTGGCAAATTAATCAACCAATAATGTTAAAAGATATATATATTCTTTTAGACAAAATTGAAGGGGTTCAAACTGTTAAGAATATAGATATTTATAATATTGTAGGAGAAAATTTAGGATATTCTTATTGGGCATATGATATTTCTGGAGCTACTAAAAGTAATGTAATTTATCCTTCATTAGATCCTATGATATTTGAAGTTAAATATCCTGATTCTGATATTCAAGGCAGAGTAGTACCTTTATAATAATAAATTATGGCTATTTATAAAATTTTTCCAACCCAAGATACTACATTATATTCATTATATCCTGAAATGAATACTGGATTAGATGAAATAATTGAAGCTTCTCTTGAAATAGGGGCTATCAAAAATCCTTCCCCTCAAACTAGTAGATTTCTTATCCAATTTTCATCTGATGAAATTTTAGATATTTTTAATAATAAAATATTAAATTCTCAATGGCAATCTAATTGTTTATCCTATATCCCAATCATGGAATATGGGAACTGGTAGATTTGGTTATTCCCCTGAGGTACAAAATGGTGCTAGTTGGATTTGGAAAGATTATCAAGGAGGACTTAAATGGATAAGTGGAAGTTTTTCTCCTAATACTACTGGTTCTTATTTTGCTTCTGCTAGTGCTGGAGGAGGAACCTGGTACTCAACATACTCAGGATCTCAAACATTTAGTTACTACTCAGATAAAGATCTTAATATTAATGTTACTAATATAGTAGATGCTTGGATTAGTTCATCTATAGAAAATAATGGATTTATTGTAAAACAAAAAGATGAATTTGTTGATGATATAAGTGTTCAACCAAAAATTAAATATTTTTCAATCGATACCCATACTATTTATCCCCCATATTTAGAATTAAAATGGGTTGATGCTAATTTTATTACTAGTTCTTTACCTACTATTAACATTAACCCGTTTATAGTTACTATAGGAGATAACCCAGGAACATTTTTTCCTGAGAGTATTAATAAATTTAGAGTTTACTCAAGACCAGAGTACCCTGCTAGAACTTTTTCTACTTCTTCTTATTATACTCAAAATTACTATTTACCTACATCTTCTTATTATGCTATTAAAGATTTAGATACAAATGAATTTGTCATTGATTTTGATTCTACTTATACTCAATTAAGTCAAGATGGAACAAGTAGTTATTTTACTTTATATATGAATGGTTTGCAGCCTGAGAGATATTATAAAGTTTTAATTAAAACCACAGTTAATGGAAATACTTTAATTTTAGACGATAATTATTATTTTAAAATAATCAATGGATAAATTAACTTTAAATAAAAAATTTTATAATAGATCTCAATATGAAAATGTTATAGATACTAATTTTTCTGAATTAATTTCTACTTCACCAATTACTCCACCCTCCCCAGAGGAAAGTTTATTAGTAGATGAGTCGGTTATTGAAGAATTTTTTCAAACTTATGAACAAATATTTCTTCAAATACCTAAATCTGGTGCAACAAATTCACATGAGTATTTAATAAAAAAAAGTTCTGAGTATGTTGATTCAAATATGATAAGTAGTGAAATACAAGCGTTAATTGATGAAATTAATTTGCTTCAACAACAAAATTTAGATTTAAATCAACAATTAGTAAATACACAAATTTCTAGTTCTCAACAAATATAATGGAAAAAATAGTTAATATAAATCAAGTTGATTCTAGTAATTTTCAATTACAAAATTATTCTTTTGAAGAAGAATCTTTAATTTCTTCTACTGAATCTGAAGTAGCTTTTGATCCAAATGAAGATTATATAGAATATTACATTTTTGATTTAAATAAAAATATTATAGCTAGTAATATTTATGGATTTCCTAATTATGAAATACTTAACAATAATATAGTTGTAAATCCTCAACAAGATTTAGAATCGTTTGGATATAGTGTAGGACAATATTATACATTATATAATTTTCTTAAAAAAAGAATAGCTTCCTCTCCTAGTGAAACTTTCTATATACAAGACATTAGTAGTAATAGAACTGAATTAAGATTAAATACCAATATTATTTCTGAAGATACTGTTGCTTCTTTAGGTTTAGCACTTGAAAACCAAATTAATTCTCCAGAAGTAAATTATACTGATTTTTATTTAAATTTTGGAGAAAATAAACTAATTATAGCAATTAATGCAGTTTTAGAAACTTCTTTAGATTCTGAGGCCTCTAGATCTTCAATTCTAATCAAATTATATGAACCTTTACCTAGTGAATTTGATTTTTACTCACAGTGTTGGATAGTAGAAAAAATAGCTGATTCTATAGCATATAATATAGATATAACACTTTCTATCCCATCAGGGGAGACTTTACCTTATATAAATGGTCCTAATTTTAATTTAAATATTCAAGACCAAATAAATAATTCTACACCTTATTATAGTCAAAACTCTTTACAACAAAATACTTCTCTTTTAGGATCAGGAAGTTTACTATATCAAATAAATAGTATTCTCTCAGAAAAAGGTATTGAATTAAATATAGATTATTCGGATTATGCTAATTTTATCCATTTTTCTTCAGCTAAAACTAGATTAGAAAATTTTTATTATAAATTATCTTTAATAGAACAATACTCATATAATAGTAATATAGCACTTTCTTCTAGTATTAATTCATATATTTCTTCTAGTCAAAATGTGTGGAATAATAAAATAAATGAAATTATAACTAATTTTGATGGTTATGAATATTATTTATATTTTAATTCTGAAAGTAAATCATGGCCTAAATCAAACTCACTTCCTCCATACTTAAATTATTCAACTAATTCACCTATAGCTATTGATTGGCTTACCAATCAATTAACCTCAGCTTCATATTTTGATACTGAAAATAAAGACGAATTAACAAATACTATTCCAACATATTTAAGAGATGATTCAAATAATGATTCTTATTCTTTATTTGTTCAAATGATGGGGCAACATTTTGATAATGTTTGGATTTATTTAAAAGATATAACTAATAAATTTGATACTGATAATAGATTAGAATACGGGATTTCAAAAGATATTGTAGCTCAAGCTATTCGTGATTTAGGAGTAAAAATATATCAAAATAATTTTTCTACTGGAGATTTATATTCTTCATTACTAGGATTTACTATTTCGGGAAGTAATTTAAATATACCTAACATAACAGGTTCTTTACCTATACCTACAGGTTCGGGATTAGAATATATAAATACAATTGTTACTGCTTCTAGTCCAAATGCTTTAGAACCTTTAGATGATATTAATAAAGAAATTTATAAAAGAATTTATCATAATTTACCTGTTTTATTAAGAAAAAAAGGTACCCCTGAGGGATTAAGAATATTAATGAATATTTATGGAATTCCGGATACTATTCTTAGAATAAATGAATTTGGAGGTAAATCTACAACCGGTTCTAATACTTGGGATAATTTTGTTGACCAATTTAACTATGAATTTTTTACCACTAGTTCAGGATATGTTGAAGTTCCTATATTAATTTCTACAGGCTCAGGAGGAGGAATGTATGGTTCTGCGCTTTATGGAGGAGATTTTTATGGTGGAGATTCATTTAACGGAGGAAAATAATTTATTAATAACTTTAGAATACACAGGTTCTGGTTATACTAGTGGTTCATATAGTGGTTCTATTCCTGATCCTTATAATACCTGGGGAACTTTAAGTTTTATAGATATATCTTCTAGTATTTCTTCAAGTTTATATTTACCATTTTTTAATGGAGATTGGTGGTCGGTAATGTATAATCTAAATGACATTGATATCCCTTGGATTTTAACTACAGGATATTGGGAAGATTTTAATCCTTGGGTTGATACCGAAACTTGGATAGATTAAATATTTATAATAAATGGGAAGTTTATACGCCAAGAATAAAATTTATACTGGATATGATGGAAGCCAATTAGGGTTTCAAGCATCTTCAAGTGTACTTTCTTTATCTTTTTCCACAGTTAAAAGTGGAAGTTTTTATCTTTCATATTCTTCTTCTTTAAATATAGCTGGAAAAACATTTATCCCCTTTTCAGGCTCATTTCAAGAATTAAGATTTTATAAACTTAATCTTGATGAAAAAAGATTTGATGACTATGTAATGAATCCTTATTCTATTGAAGGTAATCAGGTTCAAGGTTCTCAAAGTTCTTTAAATAAATTAATCTTTAGAGCTTCATTAGGAACAGTATTAGATAGTGGCTCAGATACTACAAGAACCTCTATTCACCCATCTATTTCTACTATTCCTCCAACTCAATCATTTAAAATAAATGGATCAATAAGTGGAAGTTTTTATTATTTAAAAGGAATTTATTCTTTTGTACCACAAACCGAAGTAATATACCAGGATCAATTTCATGCAGGAGTAAAAAATTCAGTTTCTGAAAAAATTAGAATAGTAAGTATGTCTTTACCTCCTGGAAATGTTTTGTCTCCATATATATCTATTCAACAAAAATCTTTAGAAGAAGAAACTTTTACAAAAGACGTAAATTATGTAGAAGCAGCATTTTCACCTCAAGATGAAATTAATGATGATATTATAGCTCAACTTGGAAATTTCAATATAGGTAATTACATTGGGGATCCGAGAGAAGTATCATCTTCATTAACATATTATCCCGATTTTAATAGGTTAAGAAATGAATATTTTTCTAAATATACTCACAATTATGATTTGTGGGATTATATAAGGTTAATTAAATTTTATGATAATTCATTATTTAAAATGATTCAAGATTTTACACCTGCTAGATCAGGATTAGCAACAGGTATTGTTATTAAACCTACATTACTAGAAAGATGTAAATATCCTTTACCTCAAGCTACTGCAAATAGTGAAATAACATTTTTAGGTAGTCCAACTTCAAGAACCATTAACATAGCTTATTAATGTCACTTAAAAATATAATAATAACTAGCTCTATTAATAGTTTACCTACTTTATCCTATGGGCAAAAAACCTATACTCCATCTGATGATTATCAATCATTTCCTATTGAAACTATAATAGGAGGAAATGGAGGAGTAATGCCTGATTTACATGGTAATATTTCTTCATCCAATTTATTTATTAATATTATTCAGTCTTGGTCAGGTTCTATTAACACTCCAGCAGGAATAGTAAATTTTGTTGATAGTACTCAAAATGAATTTATAAACGGACAATTTAGTGGTTCTGATTTATTGGTTTCAAATGGAAATTTATCCGAAGATAATCCATTTTTAAAGTCCAATCTTATATCAAATTATTATGTTACAACTTATTATTATGATTTAGGCCCATTTGCTTCTAACCCAGGTTTTTTTGACCCAATAAATGTTCCATTATCAAATTATCTTAATATTAATACCGAACCTAAAGATGGAGAAATATATTTATTATATTCTTTTAAATCTATTTGGGGAGGATTTAGAATTACAAGTGCTAAGATAGCTGTAAATGATATTAATGGAAATAATAAAACTACTGCTTTACAACAATTAACAAATTTTAGAATTCAATATACTAATGGTTATATTGTTACTTTTAATGTTATTAATACTGTATTTTATGGTTCTTATTATTTATTTGAATTATCTCCAAATTTAGATTATGTATATGCCTCGGTTGGTACTGATCAAAAAGTATTAGATTATGATATAAGTGCTTCAAATCTTTCTTCTCTTTCAGTAGGTAGTTTTTCTTTTATTACTGCTTCTTTTACCAATATTGTTACTAATCCCTTAGGATATCTTGATTCTACAACTGGAGTATACACCCCAAATAATACACCTAACGTTAAATTATATTTTACTGCTAGCCTTACTCAATCAAATACTAGTAATGTAACTGTTGGAATATATGAATATCCAAGTTATAATGTTGTTACTACTAAGTTTTACAATACAGGTATTAACAATATAACATTTACTGGATCGTTTACTCCAGTTGAAGGAACATCATACGTTTTAGTAATTAACAACCCAGGCACTAATAAAAATATTACTAATATTCAATTCTCTATATCTCCATCACCTGGAGTATCTATTATTTCAGGAACACCACTTCTTACAGTATTTTCTCCGGATTTTAATCAAGATTTTTTTTATAATGAATGGAATGCATTGTATGGTAATGCTGATGGATTAGAATATGATAAAAATTTCATGAAAGCAATTTATGAAACAGGTCAAAGCATTCCTTCAAATCAAGAACAAATTTTATCAGGATCTGCAGAAAGAGCTCCTGTAAAACCATATAATTATGCATTAAAAGCTCAAACTTTACCTAGATATGAAGGTGTAAGATCTACTAGTCCTGATTTTAATCAAAATTCTATTTCCGGAGGATATGGAACTTTACCTAATGTAGAATCTACAAGAACAGTTTTTGCATATTGTGATTATATAGGATCTTGGATACCTGAACATATGGAAGCTTCCAATGCTCA